ATGGCTCTAGTAGATCTTTTCTGTTGCAATGGCGGCTTTTCGCTAGGAGCGCATCGCGCTGGCTTTCAGGTGTCCGCTGCTTACGACCTCGACCCCGTCCTTACATCAGCATTTAAAGCCAATTTTAAGGACACCGAATTGAAGCTAGGTGACATTTCCGAACTATCTGGCGATCTTATTCGCCAGCAGGTTGGCAAGCGGATTACCGGCGTTTTCGGCGGACCGCCCTGTCAAGGTTTCAGTTCTATCGGTCGTAGAGACCCGATGGACCCAAGACGTAAGCTCCTCCGCCACTTTTTCCGCTTGGTATCCGAGCTACAGCCCGACTTCTTCATCATGGAGAACGTAAAAGGGCTAGCTTACAAAACGTCACGTGGCGAACTGGACGATGCTCTTGCCCTGCTGGATGAGACTTACAATCTCATCGGGCCCCTTTTATTGGATGCAGCTGATTTCGGGGCGGCAACTCGCCGAACCCGTCTTTTTGTAATTGGCACGCATAGAAACCGAGCAGATACTATTACTCTGTCAGATATCAATCGTCAGATGCGCAACCCAGTTACAGTTGAAGAAGCCATTTCAGACCTTGTTGGTGCTCGCCGTATTGCAGACCACCCCAATGGTTTGGACCGCTGGCGACTAACCAAGGCGGCAGATGAGGGCTCCTATGCCGCAAGAATGCGCGCTCCATCATCAATCATTTCTAGTCACCGAACAATTGAACACAGACCGGATGTTGCCCAACGTTTTGCAAGCGTGCCTCAAGGTGGAACTGACCCCATCGGCCGACACCCCCGTTTAGCTTGGTCTGGGCAGTGCCCAACTTTACGTGCAGGAACCGGATCAGATAAAGGCTCGTACCAAGCAGTGCGGCCAATACATCCCAGCAAACCTCGAGTGATAACGGTAAGAGAAGCCGCTCGCCTTCAAGGTTTCCCAGACCAGCATATCTTTCACCCAACGACTTGGCATAGCTTCCGCATGATCGGAAACAGCGTGTCACCAGTTATGGCTGAGGCTCTATTTACGGCTCTGGCAGAGAAGTTCGATGCAGCCGACGTTAGCAATCTGGCAGCCTAAGCACCTAAATCTCAACATAATTATTGGTGCATATCAGCAGATACACTCCGCTTCGCTAAGATCTTGAGTTTGCTAAAAAGCATCTGGAGCCGGATTATTTCTTTCGCCGACGCCATTTGCCAACCGATACATAACGACGGAGGCTGCAAGATTTTGCAATGTGTTCCGTGGGCTTGTTGAGCTAGCTAAAGTCCCTATGTGCCACCAATATCGTTACTCCTAAGATTGCAACGATTGCGACAGATAAAGCCCGCGGGCGAGGCGGGGGGAAAAGCGCGGCGTTTGGGTTCAGGCGCATACCGACGCCCTCGAGGGCCGTTTTACCGCCCTACCCCATGTGTCGACGCAGTAGCCGAGCTGCTTCCTCTTTCCATAGCGCCCTGAACCTCAGGATCGTCGCAGCGATCGGTGACCGTGCCGCCTGAGATCGACCGTGAAGCGCAAGAGCCTCAGCCTCAAAGCGAGCGGCCTTTGCCACCATATCCTGCGGCGTCATACGATCGTCAGCGCACCGTCCGGTAGCGCCCGCTGAAGCTCCTTCGCGAAGGCCCATTCCGCACCCATCCACATCTCCAGCTCATCCTGCTCGGTCAGGATCACCGGCATAGCCTTGGGGTGAACCGACTTCACCGGCTCGCTGGGTTCAGTGGTCAGAAAAGCAAACAGGTCAGTCGTCACCTCTCCTTCCTTCAGCTTCCGCACGCTGGTCCATTGCGGCACCCAGATACCGGCGAAGAAGGCGGGCACTTCCGGATCAGCATCCTTCAGCTCAAACCACACCGGCTCATACTTGCCCTCGGCATTGCGCCCCGGCTCGCTGAAGGACGTGAACGGCACCAGGCACCGGAACTGTGGGGTCAGCCAGCGCCGCCAGTGCGGGCTGGAGGTGTTCCGCACATTGGTCACGCCTTTGTCGGTCTTCTTGCCTTCAAGGGCGAAGGCGGGCGACGGCAAGCCCCATCGAGCCGTGGTCAATATGCGCTCGTCACCCTCCATCCGCACGATAGGCGCGGCATAGTCCGGATAGATGCTGCCCGGCTCCAGATTGCCCGCAGCATTACGCGCGGCCTTTGCCGCCTTCATGATGGCCTGTGGTCCGGCCTTCTGGGCATACAGGTTGCACATCTAGGCCTCGGTAGCAGTCCAATTTCTTTGCCGATATTTCCAAACTGCACGTTCTTCTATGCGTCTCTGTCGCGCCTGGATTAATTGGTCGCGCCAATTGGCACCGTCCAGCATTGCATCTGGGTCCATTTTCTCAATCGCATTGGTTAGATCGGCGATTTCTTGATCAAGCTTGTCTATTTCCTCGCGTGACATAGTTGCGGTTCCTGCTCTGAGTATGTCGGAACCTCTCACGACAGAGCGCTGTTCTACAAGTGCAGAGGCGGCTGTAGGAGCAGTGGCCCGCCAATATGCGCTGCTCAATCATCTCGCGACCACGGTCGGCACTTCTTCCAGCCGCGTCGTCCAACGCGGACTGCGTAGGTCCTGTTTCAATGACCAGGGCCGCTGATACGTCACCCCTGCCGGTGCCAGCATGTTCCGCCCGAACCGTACATTGACCGCATCCATGGCCCGCATTAGCTCGGCCCGCCTCGGGTCCGGCGTGTGCCACAGGTCAGGCACCGCATCGGCTGGATCGATCAGCCCCTCCAGCATCACGCCCGCCTTGGCATAGATAAACCCATCGGCCCACAACCGACGCGCCACGCGGCCCGCTGCGGCGGCCAGCGCCATGCTGTCATGCGTGGCCACCGGAAAATGCTCGATGCCAGACACCGATCGCTGTGGCGCATTGCGGTGCCGCGATGTGAAATAGAACACTTGGATGTGTGGTGCCGCCCGCCCGTTGCGGCGTAGCTTCTCGCCCGCCCGTACGGCATGGGTCCGAACGGCCTCTTCCATCTCGGCCAGCGTCGTCACAGGCCGGCCGAACGATCGCGTCACGGCAATGCCCTTCTTGGCCGGTGCCGACACCTCCAGCGCCGAACAGTGTATGCCCGACATCTCCAGCACGATCCGCTCGCCGGTCACGCTCAATATCTGCCGTGCCGATTTGGGTGGCATGGCCGCCAGCTGGGCCGCATTGCGAACGCCGTGCGCCGCCAGTCGCGCCGACAGCGCCCGCCCGATGCCCCACACGTCCTCGATCGCCAGCGTGGCCAGCAGCGCCGCCCGTCGCTCGGGATCGGTCAGATCACACACCCCGCCCATCTCGGCCCGCTTCTTGGCCAGATGGTTCGCCGCCTTGGCCAGCACCCGCGTCGGCCCCAGCCCCACACAGGTCGGGATGCCGGTCCATTTCAGGACGGTATCGCGCATCACCCGCGCATGGGCCTCGGGATCAGGGGCCAGCGACAGATCGAGAAAGCTCTCGTCGATCGAATAGACCTCGACCTCGTCGGCAAACCGCTCATAGACGGCATTCACGCGGCGGCTCATATCGCCATACAGCGCATAGTTCGATGACCGGACCTTGCCGCCCGCTTTCAGATAGGAGTCGCGGATCTCGAACCACGGCACGCCCATGGGAATGCCCATGGCCTTGGCCTCGAGCGTGCGCGCCACGACGCACCCGTCATTGTTGGACAGCACCACAACCGGCTTGTCGATCAGGCTGGGATCAAACACCCGCTCACAGCTGCAATAGAAGCTGTTCCCGTCCGACAGCGCATAGACCCGGTTCACGACAGCTTCCGATGCTGGGTCAGCGACCATGTGACCACGCCCCAGACAATGGCCTCGCTGGTTTCATCCAGCTGCAGATGGCCCATAGCCTTGTTGGCGAAATCCAGCACCAGCCGCCCTGCCCGCCGCTTCACAACCTTCAGGCTGGGCATGCCGTCAATGATGGCCACCACCACGTCACCCACCTTCACCGTCAGGCTGCGGTCCACAACCACAAAATCCCCGTCCAGAATGCCCTTCTCGATCATCGAACATCCCGTCACCCGCCACAGGAAGGTGCTGACCGGATTGGTGATGATCAGGCGCGAAGGGTCCAGCGCCTCTTCGATATAGTCATCCGCTGGCGACGGAAAACCGGCGCACACCTTGGCACCCATCATCGGCACCAGACATGCCGGATCGACCTGCATCAGCGGTATCGCACCGCGTAACATCATCTCCACGCTGCATCTCCTTCCCGCTCCTCCTAAGAGCGAAATGGATCAGGGTGCAAGATAATTGTTCTGCTTTTGTTCTTAATTTTATGTAGCTACAAATAATCTTGACAAAATTAATTAATGCAGCTACAAAAAACAGACTCTGAAATAACTCAGAGCAACAATCACCTCGGTACGTTCCGAGCTCACCTTTGAGGGCAAGAATTATGAATAAGAATTATCTTATTATTACAGGGCTAACTGAATATGTTGATCGACTACGATGAAGTAAAACGTCAACAAACTCTAGAAAATCGAAGCTTAGACTTTGCTGATGCAGGCAAGGTTTTCACAACCGGTGACGGGCTTTTCACGGTTTTAGATGAGCGTGAAGATTACGGAGAAAAACGCTGGCAAACGATGGGGCCATTAAATGGTGACATCGTTATGATTGTTTGGACCCAACGCAAAAAAGCACGTCGCATCATTTCGATGAGAAAGTGCAATGACAGAGAAAAAAGGAAATACCACGAAACAGTGGATCGATCCGGATGATGCGCCCGAATGGACCGACGAGGTCTTTGAGATAGCAGAATTCCGTCGTGGGGATCAGGTCATCAGGCCTGCTTCTGGCACGCTAAAACGCGGACGCCCCAAATCGACGCACCCGAAAGTTCTAGTTTCACTTCGGCTTGACTCAGAGGTTGTTGAGCGCTTCCGCGCCAGTGGCCCCGGATGGCAAAGCCGGATTAACGAAGCACTTAAAAAGGCGGCCCCAGTCTAACTGGGCCGCCTTTTGCTTTTTAACGTCTTGTGCCGCCGGTAATTATCACCTCACGCGCCGCCTGCGCCCCTTTGCCGGCAATGCCGTAATGGGTGCCCACCGCCTCGATCTCGAAGCCAGCGAAGATCTCGCGCACCTCGGGCCGGTCATTCAGTGACAGGATGAACCGCCCCTTCAAGCCCGCCAGCTGCTCGGCCATGCGGGTGAACTGCTCACGACCGAACCCGTCGCCATAATCGCGTTCACAGCCGAAATAGGGCGGATCCAGATAAAATAACGCCCCTTCCCGATCATAGCGGGCGATAAAGGCCGACCAGTCCAGGTTCTCGATCGTCACGTCTTCCAGACGCCGCCCCGCAGCCAACAGATCGGCTGTCACCTTGCTGGCTCGATATATGGCCGGACCATCCTTACGCACGCCAAAGTTCTGACCGACGACCTTGCCGCCAAAAGCCATCTTCTGCAGCTGGATGAACCGCGCCGCCCGCTGAAGGTCCGTCATCATCGACGTATCGGCCCGCTTCAGGGCCTCAAAATCCGCCCGACACGAAAACGTCCAAGCTGTCAGATCGGCCAGCGGCCCGGCATGCGCCCGCATACAGCGGAACAGGTTCACCAGCTCGCCCGACCAATCGTTGATTATTTCACACTTGGGGCGGCTGCGACGGCGGAAAAACACCCCGCCCATGCCGACAAACGGCTCGGCATAAAGATCATGCGGCGTGGCCTCGATCATGGCGCACAACCGGCGGGCCAGCCCGCGCTTGCCACCTATCCACGGCGCAATCGGGCGAACAGGGGCAACAGGGCTACAAGACGTTGAAAACATACGCGACTCAACAATAGGTGGCCCCGCTGTTCGAACAGTGGCGGGGCAAAACGGGGATCATGATCCCCCTATGTGCTGAGTGCATGCTCGGCGGCTGGGGTGCTGTAACACCCCGGCCCCCGCCTTAACGGCAAAGACCGCGCCCTATGTCTCAGGCAGCCGTCACCGTTTCCAGTATGCGTTGTTGTATGGGCGGAAATCTGGGCAAATTATGAAAAAATCGGTCTCCCAAAATGCATTAGCCGTGTTCTTAGTGTGGGCAGGCTTGGCTTTAATTCTGGGACTAAAGAGATGGGGCTGTAAGCTGCCGTGGTCTCTTGAATGTCAGCTCAATTTTTTCGGGCACCTTGAATCTTTGATCCTTTTCACTTGGGTCAATGAATGGGAGACCATTTTGGCGGGCATGTTGGCACTCGCAGCAGCCGTTATTGGTGCGATTTATCTTCGCAAACAAATCAGGCTGTCTGAACAGCAAGAAAACTACCGCTTAGAGTTAAAATATCGCGCGGAAAAGGCTGCAATGCCGCATGTGCTAAGCTCGTTATGCGAGTACGCGAATGAAAGTGCACTAAAATACTATCATTGCCTTGCCTCATTTCAAATAAATAGACGGCCCGATATAAATAGAATTAGAGATACAAATAGACCAGCTCTCGACCCAGTTGTAATTGAATCTATCAAAAAATTTATATCCGTATCTCCTGCAGATATCGCGCAACCATTTGTAAATATACTTGCAGATTTACAAGTGCATGAAACTAGATGGCGAGGATTTGAAAGTTCATTGAGAGCAAACTCAAATAGAATGCTTCTTTCAATGGCGCGATACAACATTATCGGAGAAATATGTGAAGCAGGTGAGTTATACGCAAATGCTACAGAATTATTTCCATTGGTTCGACCGTATGACCCAACAGAACCATATTCAAAAGAACGTGTTCCTATAGCATCTGCGCTACTTATGATCGGATTGTATGGCGAAAATGAAATCTTAGAAACTGCACACAGGCGTGAGCAAAGACGAAAACCATCTATCGTACCCGAAATCGCACCACCTCCATCCTCAGCCAGTCATTGATCGCCAAGAACCGCTGTTGTAGCGGCTGGATCTCGTTGCGGTAAAATACGGCATCGGCTTTCTCGACATCGCCAAATCCCCCCGCATTAGCCGGCACAACACCCAGCAACTGCGGCGGCACGCGGTGCGCGGCCAGTATGTCGTCCCGGGTGGTGTTCTTCACCCCTATAAATTCGTCCTTGGCCGCAGCCTCGCCGGGGTGCAGCAGCTGGATGCTGTCCTTCTTGCCGTTGGGCAGGTGAACGAACATCGAGCGGAAATTTCCCACACCCTTGGTGTTCTTCATCGCCTGACGCAGGGCATCGGCATCGCCTTCGGTCAGGCCGCCCTCGCCCACATACATGATGAAACCGGCATGGGCGCCGTTGATGTAATATCGGCGGCGGAACAGGGTCGCGCCTTCGTTCAGAAAGGCCGACTGTAGGGCCGACAGATATTCCGGCACGCCATAGATTTCCTGATCCAGCCACGGCTGGATGCCCTGAAACACCGCCCCCGGCTTGAACCAGTGTTCCTTGTTCCAGCCTGACAGGAACACAAACTGCCCGTCCTCGACCCCGCGCCGCGTATAGCGCGCCATGCTACGCTTCAGCTTCATCGGGCGGCCCAGACGGTTATCGACCCGCTCGACATAGAAGTTCGCCAGCACCAGGTGATCGAGCACGATCCCCTCGAACGTCTGGCGGTCCAGCATCGTGTGCGGGATGAAGTCGCGCAGCAACTGGTTCACCTTCACCCGAAACGCGCTGCTGTGGTGCGACGTGGCATTGCCGGCCTTGGATAGCACATCCATCGGCAAGGGCGGCTGATAATAGCGACCGCCCTGCCCCTGTATCTCCCAGCAATCCAGCCCTTCCATCAGCTCGCGACGGTTCAGCACCGGCTCGGCATCGCCCAGCGCGAAAGCCATGGGGCTGGCACCCTTGGCCGCATCGGCCGGAACGGTTGCGGCATCAGTCATCGCCGTAAATCTCCACAGTGGAAGTCTGCCCGCCCTCGGCTCCGATGGCGGCTTGAATGGGTTCGTTGAACAGGGCCTGCAGCAGCGCCCATGCCAGATCGGCGTGGCCTGCGGTCTTGGTGCGACCGGCCTCGTAGGTGACCTTGCGGCCCGATGCCGTGGTGGTGCGCCGGATCGACATCAGCGCGCCGGCCAGATCCTTCATCTCGGCGTCGAACTCCAGACGCCCCTTCAGGATAACATCCAGCGCCTTGTAGACCATCTGGGTCTTCAGGAAGGCGTCGTACTGGTGGCCAGTCACGGTCGGGAAGAAGGTCTGAACCAGCTGGAACACGGCATCGCCGATGCCGGTCTTGTCGATATCGATCTTGGTGACGCGATACCGCTTGGTGTATTTTTCAATCACCTTAGCCTGTTCATCGAACCGGCTGCCCTTGAACTGTTTGCGTTCCAGCACACGGAACTTACCGCCCGGCTTGGTGGGCGGGGCCAGAACGATCAGGCCCGCCGCATCGGCATTCTCGCCATCACCGTTCGGGTCATAGGACAGCCAGACCTCGTCCTGATAGGGCCGACCGGCCCCCAGAATGATGCGGGCAATATCGACATCGTGCCAATCGTCGCGCGGGTCCACCATACACGGGGCCAGCATCGCCATCGGGAACACCGACAGGGTGTCATCGACGAAGCCGCACATCAGCAGGTTATCGAACTCCGGCGGCGAATATTCGTCGCGCAGTTCGTCCAGATCGAACAGGTCACAGCCCAGACGGTCGGCGTCCTCGATCGTCACCATGTGACGCCAGACCTTGTCCGGACCGATCAGTCCCTCATGGTGCAGCGCCGCCCACGAAACATCCAGCTCCTGCCGTTTGTCCTTGGGCCTGCGCCGGTTCCACTCTTCGCCGGTCCAGAACTTATAGGCTTCGTGCGTGACCGATGACGGCGTCGAAAAATAGGTCTTCCGGTACCGCTTCTGCATGGCCATGCCGCTGGCCACCTTCTTCAGGGTGTCGAAACCGAACACCCAGAAGAACTCGTCAAAATAGAAGTCTCCGTGATAGCCCTGCGCGGTGCGCGCATTGGTGCCGAGGAAGATCAGCTCGGGCTGATCCAGCGGCTTGCCGTCTTCATCTTCACCACGGTCGATGACGATGGGATCTCCGGTCAGTTCGACCCCGATCTCCTTCATCACAAAGGCGCGGATATAGCCTTTGAAGACGTGCGCCTGGCTCTTGGACGCCGACAGGAAAATCTGGTTCTTGCCCGTCTCCAGCGCGACAATCAGGGCTTCCAGCGCGAAATAGTATGTCGCCCCGATCTGGCGTGATTTCAGGATGGCGCGGTTACGCAGCTCGCGCTTGGACCACCACAGCTCCTGATACCCGAACAGTTGCTTCAGCAGCGCGTCCTTCAGGATCTGCACCTGATCGGGCGTGATCCGGTTGCGCGCCGGCTTCTTCTTCGGATTGGCGTTGCGGTTGCCGACCTTGGGGTTCAGATCGCCTTCATGGCCATCTGGCTGCTGATAGCGACGGATGCGGGCAAACCGCTCGGCCTGCCGTCCCAACAGGTCGATTTCCTTGAAATCCAGCCCCGTCTTCTGGGCCTTCATGGTCAGGGCGACGTACCGTGCCTCGGTGACGCCGGCCATCTTCGTCAGGGAGTCGGCCTCTTCCCACTTCTCGCGCGATTTCCAGCTGGCCACAGTGCCTTCGGGCAGGCCCAGCAAGGCGGCAATGTCGGTTAGCCGCCACTTGGCCCAGTACAGGTACTTGGCCGCCTGCCGCTCATCCAGCATGGCCGCGACTGGAAACCCGAACCCGTCACACGACGACAGGACGGCCCCCAGATCGTCCGACGATCCCGGCTTGGCTATGTCCTTCTTGTTCGGCCTCAACTTCATGGCGCGGACGCTAGCCGCGCTGCTTCTTCTCCTTCACCAGCTGATGTTGTGCCGGGTGGAGCTGACAACAACGGCACCTTGAGAACTGGCCTGCCATGGCGGTGATCTGCAGTCCTATTCCGCGCCCGATCGGTGCGCCCCCTCAGGACTGAACAGAACCGCCATGGCCGACAAGACCGCCAACAAGTCCCGTTTCTTCCGCGTCGCCGTCGAAGGTGCCACCGCTTCGGATGGCCGCACGATCGAGCGCGCATGGCTGGAACAGGCCGCATCTTCCTATAATCGCGAAACCTATGCTGCCCGCGTGAACATGGAACATATCCGCGGCTATACCGGCGATGGCCCGTTCAAGGCCTATGGCGATGTTCTGGCCGTCCGCACTCAGGAAGATACGATCAAGATCGACGGCAAGGACGAGAAACGTCTGGCCCTCTATGCCCAGATCGACCCGACCGACGAACTGGTGACCTTCAACAAGGCCCGCCAGAAGATCTACACCTCGATCGAGATCGAGCCGAACTTCGCCAATACCGGCAAGGCCTATCTTATGGGTCTGGCTGCGACCGACAGCCCTGCCTCGCTCGGCACCGAAGCCCTGCAATTCTCCCACAGCGGAAACAATGCCTTCGCCAAGACCCTGAAGGCCGATCTGGATCGCCGCAAGCAGACCCCGACCTGCGTCTTCAGCGCACTGCATGAAACCAGCTTCGAACTGGAACAAGAGTCCGAGCCGACTGAAACCGTGATCGAGAAGATCGCCAATGTCTTCGCCCGCGCCCTTGGCCAAACCAACGACACACCGGTCAATCCGGCTTCGGTTCAGGCCTCGACCCAAGCGCCCGTTCAAACCTCTGGTGACAATACCCAACTGGCCAATGCGCTGAAGGAATTCAGCACCCAGATCGGCAAGGTCATCGCCGACGGCCAGCAGGACACCAATGCCCGCTTCGCGCGACTGGAAACCCAGTTCAACGCGCTGAAATCCGACCTCGAGACCACGCCGGAAAACGCCTACCGCGCCCGCCCGCTGCATGCAGGCGGTGACGGCATGGAACTGACCGACTGCTGATCCGCCCAGACTCCCCTTTCACGCCTGAACAGCCTCCCCCTTTCCGGATACCGTCCCGATGAAAACCAAAACCCGCCTGCTCTACACCACCTGGCTGTCGCGTCAGGCCGAACTGAACAACGTCGCCGAAAGCACCGTCATCGGTGAAAAGCAGTTCACCGTTGACCCTTCGGTCCAGCAAATCCTCATCGACAAACAGCGCGAAAGCTCGGCCTTCCTCGGCCAGATCAACATCGTGCCGGTGGACGAACAGTCGGGTGAAAAACTGGGCCTTGGCGTGGCTGGCACTCTGGCAGGCCGCACCGACACCAGTACGCGTGATCGTGACACCCGCGACCCGACCACGCTGGATGCCGAACGCTACGAGTGCAAACAGACCAACTCGGACACCCACGTCACCTATGCCAAGCTGGACTTGTGGGCCAAGTTCAAGGACTTCCAGACCCGCCTGCGCAATCAGGTCACCCAGCAACAGGCCCGCGACCGCATCATGATCGGCTGGAATGGCCTGACGGCTGCCGCCCAAACCGACCGCACGACCTATCAGCTTCTGCAGGATGTCAATATCGGCTGGCTGGAACAGATCCGCCAGAACCGTCCGACCCATGTCTTTGACGAAGGCACGGCGGCGGCTGGCAAGATCATCGTCAAGCCGACCGGCGGCGACTACCGCAATCTCGACGCCCTGGTCTATGACGCCATCGCCAAATTCATGCCCGAATGGGTACAGGGCGACACCGAACTGGTCTGCATCGTCGGTGCCGGTCTGCTGCACGAGAAATACTTCCCGATGGTCGACGGCGAGGACAAGCCGACCGAGAAGATCGCGGCTGATATCCTGATGTCCAAGAAGACCTTGGGCGGCAAACAGGTGGCCCAGGTGCCGTTCTTCCCGGCGGGCACCATCCTGATCACCCGTCTGGATAACCTGTCGATCTACGAACAGGAAAACACCCGCCGCAAGACCATCGTCGACAATGCCAAGCGCAACCGTGTCGAGACGTACGAGTCGGTCAACGAGGCCTATGTCGTCGAAAACTACGACTTCGCCCTGCTGATCGAAAAGATCGAGGTGCAGGAGGGCTGATCGCCCTCCTCACCCCCATCCCAGAACTCTAACAGATAATCGATCATGTCCCCTGCCGAACATGCCAAGGCCAAGGCCGAAGCCAAGGCCCGTGAAAAGGCTGAAGCCGAAGCCGAGGCCAAGGCTGCCATCCTGAACCGTCGCCGCCCACTGATGACCGCTCCGGTTGTCAGGCCAGATATTAGGGCAGAAAAACCTGTCCCGCCTCCCCAACCGGGCCGCACCTCACCGGCGGCAAGACGCAGAGCCTATCTGGTCGCCTCCGGTGCCGGTGCGGTTCTGGCGGCTTCCGGACTGTCTGCCGATGTCTCGCCAATGGATGACATCAGTCTGTCTCCGGATGTGGCCAAGATCGTCATACAGCTGGAAGACGACCGTCGCCGCCTGAAGGACATCAAGGCCACCGATCGCAAGGTCGAGGCCAAGCGCCTGATGCTGCCCGCCTATAAGGGCTGGTGCGATGGCGTGCTGGCGGCGGGTGCTGGCGAACGCGGCCCGCTGGATCAGGTCTTCACCACCATCATGGCGTGGACGATCGATGTGGGCGACTACATGACCGCCCTGCCGATGCTGGAACACACCATGATCCATGGTCTGGACATGCCGGCCCAGTTCAACCGCGACCCGATCACCTTTGCCATCGACCAGATTTGCGAAGAGGCTATCCGCCTCTACGATCTGGGCTTGGCCAAGGATGCGGGTTTCGATGCGGCCGTCCTGCCCATGCTGCAGGATCTGGTCGCAGACCACGATGTCGATCTTCATGACGAGGTCGAAGCCAAACTGCACAAGGCCATGGGTCGTGCGGTTCTGGCCGAGGCCAATGAAGAAGACGCCGCCGATCTGAAGGCCCGTCAGGAAACCGCCTTGCGCGAATATCTGGCCGCCATCGAAAAATGCCCGCGCGTCGGCGTCAAGAAAGACATCGAACGCTTGCAACGCGCCTTGACCAAGGCCGGTGCTGAAACGGCAAACGAAGACCAGACTTCGACTGAAAACACGGCGTCGCAAGACGCCTAAGACCTCGCCCCCCGGCGCTCGGGGCGGGGCTGGACCGACATCAGCGGGTTCGCCCGTCTGCATCGTCCGTCCAGCCCCCCACCCCGTATCCGGACGGGCTGCGTAACGAAGGGCCGGCAGGCTCCCAAACTTAGTAAGGCCGCCCTCAAGCAGCGAGTGACCGCGTCACGAGCGTTAGGGCTTCCAAAAGAAAGCCAGCCATGACCGGTCCCTTCAACTCGACCCCAGTGATCCCTGCATCCGGACAAGCCCCCCAAGGCGGCATCATCGTCTGTGGCCCGTTCTGGCCAGACATCGATCTCGATCATCTGCGCAAATCCCTTCGCGTCGATCAAACCGTAACGATAGAACGCCTGCGCGATGTCGCCCGCAATGCGGTGCTGGACATCATGGCCGAGTTGAACGACTGGCGGCATGACCAAACCCGCGCCGGCCACACCACATTGGCCGATGTTCCCGCTCGTCAACAAGTCGATGACACCAGTGACTATGTGATCCGCTGGACCCGCGCCGTCCATTCCGTGATTGCTGCCGACCTTGCCGATCGCCAACTGGGCCAGTCTGCCCGCTCGGCGGGCATGGAGCGCGTCGAGGAACTGGCCGCCGACATCGATGTCCATCGGCGCAACGTCACCTATGCCGTCCGCGATTTTCTGGGCCGCCCCCGCATCATCGCCGAGGTGATCTGATGACCCGCACCCTGCCTGTCGCTGCTATCGAGGGCGAAACCCTTGACCAGCTGGTCTGGCGCACCCTTCGCCGTGCCGCCCCTGTGGTCGAGCAGGTGCTGAACCTGAACCCCGGCCTTGCCGATCAGGGATGCTTCCTGCGCCACGGCCAAACTGTCCTTGTACCCGCCGATGCCACCCGCACGGCACCCGTTCCCATGGTCCAGCTTTGGAGCTGATGAAGTGAACAAGTCCCCATTCACCATCACAATCAGCCTGCTTCAGCTGTGCTTCGCGGTCGGGGTGCAAATCCTCATCGTGGCCATCGCTATCGGCGGATTGTTCAGCCGCGTCGAAGCCATGGAGGCAACGGTCGCCCCCATTACACGCGGTGAATTTGCCCGCATGGAAGAGCGTGTTTCCCACATACAGGGCGATATCGCATGGATCCGCTCGCGTCTGGAAAAGGAACAGGCGCGATGAGCCAGCCCCTGCCCGAGGCCCAATGGTTCTGGCGACGCCTGTTCACATGGGGTGTGACGATCTGGATTCTGTTCCAGTTGCACACCCTGATTGCCCGCCTGCCCGAAGGTGATCTGCGCTCGATCTCCGAACGCCTGATCCTGCTGCTCGGCTCCCTTATCGCCTTCTACCTGATCGGCCCGACCGCCGAACACATCATCGCGCTTGTGCGCGCATGGAGAGGAAACAAGCCATGACCTACCGCCTCAGCCAGCGATCGCGCGACCGCATGAAGGGCGTACACCCCGATCTAGTGGCCGTGGTCGAACGCGCCATCCAGATCACGGGCATCGACTTCACCATCACCGAAGGCTTGCGCACGCCTTCGCGTCAAAAGGAACTGGTCAAGGCCGGTGCCAGCCGCACCCAGAACAGCCGCCACCTGACAGGCCACGCCGTCGATGTTGCCGCTTGGGTGGATGGCACTGTGCGCTGGGACTGGCCGCTCTATCCCAAGATCGCCGCCGCCTTCAAACAGGCCGCCAAAGAACTGAATACCCCGCTCGTCTGGGGCGGTGACTGGCCACGCCTGCGCGACGGCCCGCACTTCGAACTCGACCGCAAGGCCTATCCATGACGGGCCGTACCTTCAACTTCCGCTCGCCTGTCGGCATCGTCTTGACTGTGCTGGCCGGTATTCTGTTGCTGATCATCGCCTTTGTGGCGCTGGATGGTCTGGGCTTCAGCTTCGACCCGTTCGACCTGTCGGCCAAACGTCTGGCCCGTGCCGAACAGCAGCGTGATCAGGCGCAACAGGACGCCACCGCCCGTCGCATCGAGGCGGCGGGCACAGTCGAAACACTGCGCCGCGTCGAACAGGTCACCATCCAGATCAGAGCCGCTGAACAGATCGCCTTCCAGTCCGCAACCGCTGCCGCCGAGGCCCCAGATGCAAACACGCCCGTTGACCCTTCCCGCCTTGATCGCCTGCGCCTTGCTGACGACCGCCTGTGCCAGCTCCGGCCCGCAATCTGTGCCGAGCCCGCCACTACGACCGATCCCGCAACAGGTCACCGAACCGTGCCTCCTGCCGCGCCTTCCTGAAGGCGTGGTCACAACATCCGATCTGGAAAACCTGTTGGTCCAGCGCGGCACGGTGCTGCTGGCGTGTGATGCCGCCCGCCAACTGGCCGTGGACACCCTGATCGGTCAGCAAGCTGATCTCGTCCGGCTGAACGAACTTAAGGGCAAGCCCTGATGCGCAAGCTCAACAGTCTGAAGGCACACATGACGGCAGCCCTGTTACATCGCGGCATCGGCCAAAACCCTGCCGATATTCATTTTGCAATTCCACGCGGCAGCCTTGTTGTTACGGCTCGTCCAGGTCTTGGGTTCGAATATAGCTACACGCTGGTGATGGCCATTATGGATTGCGCCTGGTCGCTGGACGAGATTACAGTGCCGCTTGTGGCATGGGTAGCCCGTTGGCAATCGGAACTACTGTCCCTGACAGCCGATAAAGGTGGCATCGACTGGGAGGTCGAGCTGCTCGATGACGGCAAGGCCGACATCATGATCCGCATCCCTTTGAGCGAAACGGTAAGCCTGAAACCACGTCCTGATGGCGGTCATGACATGGTCCGACCTGAAGAACCGGTACCGTTTGCGCTGGAACAGTCCGCGCCCTTGCACAGGGTCTATCTGGACGATGAACTGATCGCTCGCTGCGATCACGAAGTGGGCTGATCTTGCCTTCAAGCAGCGAAGCGATAGGGCAAACCATAATGCCCTCAAGCAGCAAGCCGCCGCACGGCGAGCGTTAGGGAGACAAACAATGTCGGATAGGGCGGATGATCTCCTGATCTATCGCGAGGCTGTCTCGCAATATCTGGAACGACTGGAAGACGCCGAGCGCCGACGCCTGACCCGCAGGCTGGCCTTTCAGCTTCGTCGTTCACAGCAACAGCGTATCCGCGCCCAGAAGGCCCCAGACGGCTCACCATGGCCCAAGCGTAAACCCCGCAAGGAACAGAAACCTGCCAGCCGTGCCATCCGCTTCCTCTATCAAAAAGGCAGCGGGGATGAACGTCTGGTCGATATGCGCAGCTGGGTCCGCAAAGGGAATATGCTCACCGGCTTTGATCGTGAAGTCGAAGGCCTGCGCACCTTCCGCGCCGACCGCATTGCCCGCCACCTGCCCGCCGAGGGCGGTGCCGATCCCGGCCCGATTGCCGGCGCAATCAAAGCCCGCAGAGGCAGTGTCCGGCGAAAGGCACAGTCCATGTTCACCGGACTACGAACCGCCAAACACATGAAGGCCGGCTCGACTATGGACGAGGCCTATGTCGAGTTCACCAGTCGCGCCAGCCGCCTCGCCCGTATCCACCACTTTGGCCTGAAGGATCGCGTTGTCCCTGATGGCCCCGAAACCGAATACCCCCAGCGCGAGCTACTCGGCTTCAGCCAGACGGACGAGGAATCCGCCATGGACCTCGTCTATGCCCACATGGAAGGACGGCTTTGACCCTCACCGGCACTTTGATCGATTGTTGAGTGGCAAAGTGCAGACGCTTAAAATATCTGCTTTCGACCCATTGCGGAAGTTCACTGGGTCCGCTCCTGGTAACAAGCCACAGTGTTCTCGCTGCCGGCGAATGCAGCGGTCGATGGGTATTAAGGCAACTGAATATGATGGAAGACGATGACCAACTATTTTGAGAGCCCGTTCAAGGGGCTTCTGCTGAGCGAGCAGGTATCGAACCCCAATATCGTTGTGGGTCGATACAGCTATTACTCGGGCTACTATCACGGTCACGCCTTTGATGATTGCGCGCGTTATCTCTCGCCGGATCGAAGCGACGTCGACAGGCTGATCATCGGCTCATTCTGTTCCATTGGCACCGGTGCCTGCTTCATGATGGCTGGGAACCAAGGCCACCGGAACGACTGGATCGCGACCTTCCCCTTCTTCTACATGTCCGACGATTCTACCTTCGCCAATGCGATGGATGGGTTCGAACCATCAGGCGATACTGTAATCGGCAACGATGTATGGATCGGGGCAGAAGCCATGATTATGCCGGGCGTTCGGATTGGCGATGGAGCCATGATCGGGAGCCGAGCGGTCGTTACTAAGGATGTCGCACCATATGAAATCGTCGCAGGAAATCCAGCGCGCGTTATCCGCCGGAGATTTCATGAGAAAGACGTCGCGATGCTGCTAGAAATGCGATGGTGGGACTGGCCGTTGGCGCAAATCGAAGCAGCCTTGCCGCTGCTATGCTCTGGCGATGTCGAGGGCGTTCATCGTCACTGGTCGCACAATCGCTCCGCCGAATTCTGACGATGCCTTGGAGCTGACAAGGCAACTTCCTCTTTCCACCCATAGCGGAATTTAAGTTCACTGACTTAAACTGACATGGCGTGGCTGCAGAACGCCGCCCGTTGTTGTGCCGGGTGGAGCTGACAACACCGCAACCTCGCCCGGATAGCACGATCGCGGCCCTATCCGGCCATGACCCAATATTCCGGCCCCGCTGGCGGCACGACCGCTGTTGACCTGTCACGGCTCCCGTTTCCAGCCGTCATCGAAGCCCTGAACTTCGAAGACATCGTCGCGGGCCTGAAATCCGACCTGATCGCCATCGCTCCGGAAACCGCACCCGTCCTTCAGGACGACAGCGAGGTTCTGGTCAAACTGATCCAAGTGTTCGCCTATCGCGAGCTGAACCTGCGCCAACGCATCAATGATGCGGCCCGGGCCATGACCCTGCCCTATGCCACCGGGGCCGATCTCGACGTGGTGGCCGCGCCCTTTGCCAGCCGTATGGAAATCACGCCGGCCGATCCGCTGACCGGCACACCCGCCGTCATGGAAAGCGACGATAGCCTTCGCGAACGGGCCATGATGGGGCCGGAAGGTTACTCGGTCGCCGGTCCTGCCGGTGCCTATGTGAAGTTTGCCCGCGAGGCCTCTCCTCTTGTGCTGGATGCTTCTTGCATCAGCCCGCAGGCTGGCGATGTTCTGGTGACGGTCTTATCGCGTAACGACAACGGCACTGCCGACCAGCCTCTGCTGGATCGTGTCATGGCCGTAGTGGCCGATGATAACGTCCGTCCGTTGACCGATCACGTCATCGTTCGCTCTGCCGAAATCCTGAACTTCGAGGTTGTGGCACGCATCAAGACCTTTACCGGTCCCGACAGCGACGTGGTGATGGCCGAGGCCCGCCGCCGGCTCGATGACTACCTGGCCCGTTCCTACCGCTTGGGGCGCGACATTACACGCGCGGCTCTGACCGCGGCCCTCTGTCCCGATGGCGTGCAGGATGTGGACCTTCAGCAGCCCGCAGCCTCTATCGTCGTTTCGCCGCTTCAGGCGGCCCGCCGCACCGGCATCACCCTTGCCTATGACGGTCTGGCCGAATGACCTTGCGGGCCGCCGATACCACATCCCTGCTGCCGCCCAATGCCACACCGATGGAGCGTGCGCTTGAGGCCCTGGGGCGCAGACTGGACCAGATGCCGGTCGATCTGCGCGATCTGGTCAATGTTGAAACCTGCCCGCCACGCTTCCTGCCTTGGCTGGCCTTTACCCGTTCGGTCGACAGCTGGAACCCGTCTTGGTCCGTCCGGATCAAGCGCAACCTGATTGCCAATTCGATAGACCTGCACCGCCGCAAAGGCTCTGCCGCATCGGTTCGCGCCGTGGTTCAGGCCTTTGGCGGCCAGATCGCCCTGCGTGAATGGTGGCAGATGGATCCTTCGGGCCAGCCGCACACCTTTGACATGGTCCTGACAGTCACCGGCGAAGACGGCCAGACCGCCACGCAACAATTCATCGAGGAGGTGATCGAAGAGGTCGCCCGCACCAAGCCAGCCCGCTCCTGGTTCACCGTTACCCAAGGCCTTCAGGCCGGTGGCGGCATCGCCATGATCGCAGCGGCCCGCCCCGTCATCCATCGCCGTTTACAACTGTCCGAGGCCGCCTGACCGATGTCCGGTTTCACCATCACCATTACCAATGCGGGCCGCGCCGCCCTGATCAATGCCCAGAACACCGGCACCAATGCCTTTGTCCTTTCGCAGATCGGCGTCTCGACCCAGCACATCACGTCAGAACTGACTGATCTGGTCACTCTACCGGATGAACGCAAACGGCTGGGCACCATGGCCGGTGATGTGGTGTCTGACGATACGCTGCACGTCACCATCCGCGATGAAGGCAATGACGCCTATCCGATGCGGGCCTTTGGTCTCTACACCTCGACCGGCATCCTGTTTGCCGTCTACAGCCAGCCGGACCCGATCATCGAGAAATCGGCCGCCGCCATGCTGCTCTTGGCCGTGGATGCTAAACTGGTCGCCCTTTCCACCGATCAGGTCCAGTTCGGCCCTGTTGGTTTCACCCTGCCTCCGGCCAGTGAAACCGTTGCCGGCATCACCGAAGTGGCCACCGACGCCGAAACGGACGCCGGAACTGATAACTGGCGTTATATTACGCCGCGCCTGCTCAAGCGCGCCCTTGCGGCATTGTCCGACTTTGCCCTGCTCGGTCACAATCACGATGCAGCCGATACGACTTCGGGTGTGTTCAATGTCGGACGCATTCCGGCTCTGGGCATGGAAAAAATCACCGGTCTGGCCAATGCCCTTTCAGGCAAGGCTGCCGAAATCCACACACACACCTTGGCCCAGATAACAGGGCTGGTAGAGGCGCTCTCCCAAAAGGCAGCCTTAGTTCACCAGCATCACGCCGATGACATCGCTCAAGGTGTTCTGGCTGTAGGGCGTATTCCTGCCTTGGCCATGGAAAAGATCACGGGTCTCGCCATTGCGCTGGCGGGTAAGGCGTCGTTGGATACAGCTGTCAGGTTTGACAACGTCACCTTGGGTCGTGGCAATGCCATGGTTTATCCAAATGGAGACGATGTCTTCGTTCGGGCGGGGCCCAGTGCGGCCTCAAAATTCTTTGGCTTCAACAGCAACGGTGATTTTTCGGCGCATTCTGGATTGGTCTATTCGCGTCACGGCCGCGTCTGGGACCCTCAGAACTTCAATCCTGCCGACAAAGCCAACGCTCTTCACAGCCACGACTGGTCCCAGATCACGGGTAAAGGCGATGTGGTTCTGTCTTCAGCCACGGGCTTGGGCAGACTAAATACTGGCCCCCTACATACGTTTTCCAGTCTAGCCGATATCGTTTCCAAGCCCACGGGCTACAGCGCGATGATGACCAATGGCAGTGCGGGTATGCCTCCGTATCTCGGCTATTTCTTCAAGATGGCCACCCGAGATGCAGGATATGGTTGGCAGGGCCTTTTCTCGACTTTTGTCGGTACCGGCGAACAGACTGACCTCTATGTCGGCAGTGCTGATCAAGGACACCATACACCGGTCTGGTCCAAGCTGATTTCGGAAGCCAATTTCCGATCCTTGCCGCTGGCCACACCTGCTGCGTCCGGTTTGACCTTATTGGCGGACAATTGGCAAACAAAGGCGGGTCAAGATGCGGGGCGTGCAGTGACGCCAGCTGGACTCTGGTCTTTCGCCAAGTCCATCGGCCCAAGCGGCTACATCCAAATCCCCGGCTCCGACCTGATCATCCAGTGGGGTGTCAGCACCGCCAGTGTGACCGAGGGTTTACAACACGCCACCCTTCCTGTGGCCTTTGGCGGCGGCTGTCTGGTGGCTCTGGCCAATGCCCGCAACCCGTCCGCCGTTGTCCAGTACGACTGGTACATGCAGGTCCACAGCAAGTGGCTGGACCGCATCATTTTCTACGCCAACAAGGCCAATGACAGCTCGCCTTCGATGCAGGGCTTTGAATGGATCGCCATCGGCCTCGCCAAGGGAAGTCCCAACCCTGCCTATAGCGGCGGTTCCGGCGGAGGCGGATTACCACCCGGCGGTGGCGGCGGGGGCGGCGAATACACGCCGGAGGTTTAACCCATGACCCAACTTGCATTCAGTCCTTCCACACGCGCCTTCTATGATCCGGCTTCATGGCCGCATGATCTGCCCTCGGACACCGTCCTGATCAGTACGGGCGATCACGCCCGCCTGCTGGGCGAGCTTTCCGAAGGACGCGTCCTCGATGTCGATAGCGAGGGCTATCCGCTCACGACCGAACCCGTAGGGCCGGACATCGAACAGATGGCCCAGCAGGCCCGCCAGCGACGGGATGCCGGTATCGCAGCGGTCCAGTGGTTGATCGAGCGTCACAGGAGCGAACTGTCGTTACAGCTCAGCACCACCCTGACCGACGAGGACTATCTGCTGGTCCACCAGTATGTACAGGATCTGCGCGACGTTCCCGAGCAGGACAGCTTCCCCCTCACCATCGAATGGCCGACCCTGCCCGCCGAACTTTTGGCGACGGGCGCATAATCCCGCGTCGGGTCGGGAGGTCCCAAAGGGCCGACGAGCGCGGGGCATTTAGAAAGCCATCTTCTTGTTGTTTCGGGTGGACCTGACAACAACGCGCGCGGGAGTGATGTCCGGGACTGGGCCATCAATGAGCCATGTCCCGCTCTTCCCCTGCCACATCGACGGCTGAAACCCATCGCGCTCTTGCCGATCTGGTTCGCGATGGCGTGGTTGAAAGCGTCGATCTGGCGGCAGGCAAGGCCATTGTCCGTCTGGGCGATATCCTCACACCGCCCTGTGACTGGTACATGTCGGTCGGTGACACCACCATCTGGAACCCGCCTACGGTCGGCCAGCCGGTCATAGTCACCTGTCCCGAAGGCGACATCGAGCGCGCCTTCATCAGCAGCAGCCTGCCTTCGTCTAAGATGGCCCCGCTGTTCATGGGCGCAAAGGTCGCCGTCCGCTTCAAGGACGGCAGCCTGATCTCCTATGATCCTGACGCAGGCGAGCTGCGCTTTGATCTGGCCGGAAAGGCGTCTGTGGTCGCGCCTGCAGGCCTGTCGATCGAGGCTGATGTCACCATCACCGGCAATCTGGTCGCTTCTGGCACCTTGACCGGCGAGCAGGATGTGATCGGTGCCGGCAAGAGCCTGAAGAGCCACAAGCACACTGGCGTTACAGCGGGTTCTGCCGTCTCGGGCGGCCCTCAATGAGCGGCCTATCCCCCATTACAGGTCGCGCCATTTCCGAACTGGACGACGACTATATCCGCCGCTCGGTGGCCGACATCCTGACCACGCCGGTCGGCTCGCGCGTCATGCGCCGCGATTACGGCTCTTACATTCCCGAGCTGGTCGATCAGCCATTGAACGACCAGACAAAGCTGAAACTCTACGGCGCAACGGCCATGGCCCTGATGCACTGGCTTAGACGCGCCCGCCTCAAATCTGTTCGCCTCGATACAGATGGCGCTTCGGCGCGTCTGCAACTGGAACTGGTCCGCACCGACCTGCCCCGTCCGCGCCGGATCGCACAGTCCCTCCCCCTTTCCATCATCTGATCGCTCAAGGACATTATCCATGGCCCTCGCCCCGCGCCGTCATGGCGTCAAAATCATCGAAGTCACGACCGGCGCTCTGACCCTTCAGGTTGCCGCTACCGCAATCTGGGGTCTGGTGGCCACGGCTTCTGCTGCGGATGCCGATGTCTTCCCTCTGGATAAGCCGGTGATCGTCACCGATATCGGCGCGGCCATTGAAGCTGCCGGAGCAGACGGCACGCTCGCCAAAGCGCTGCGCGCCATTGGTGATCAGGTGAACGCCATCGGTGTCGTGGTGCGCGTGGCCGAAGGTGAAGGCGGCAATGAAGAAGACATTGCCACCAGTCTGCGCGCAAATATCATTGGCGATGGTGCAGCGGGGTCGCGCACCGGAATGCAGGCCCTGCTGGACAGCCAGAGCATCACCGGCCTGCGCCCGCGCATCCTTGCCGTCCCCGGTGTCACCGATCAGGCCGTGGGCGAGGCTCTGGGCATGCTGGCCTCACGCCTGAATGCCGTCGCCTATTACGAGGCCGGACCTGTGCGCACCGTCACCGCCGCCAGTGCCTTCCGCGCCAACTTCACCCATCGCGAACTGTTCCTGATCTTTGGCAGCTTTACCGCCGCCGATCCGTTCACCAAGGTGATCCAGCCGACCTATGCCACTGCCGTGGCCGTGGGCCTTCGCGCCCGCATCGACCAGGGGATCGGCTTCCACAAGACAATCTCCAACGTGCCGGTGAATGGCGTGATCGGTCTGGACACGCCGGTCAGCTGGGACTTGCAGGACGAGAACACCGAAGCGGGCCTGCTCAATGGTGCAGACATCACCTGCCTGATCCGCCGCGATGGCTATCGCTTCTGGGGCAACCGTGGCTGCTCTTCCGATGCCCGCTTTGCATTTGAAAGCACCGTGCGCACCAATCAGGTACTGCGCGACACCATTGCAGAGGGCGTCTTCCCCTATATCGACCGCCCTCTGACACCCGCACTGGCGCGCGACATTGTCGAAAGCATCAACGCCCTGTTCCGCCGCCTGAAGTCGGCAGGCCAGATCATCGGGGCCGAAGCCTTCCTGACCGACGCCAACACGCCCGACCAACTGGCGGGCGGAAAGCTGCGCATTGGCTATCGCTTCACGCCCTGCGCGCCGCTGGAAGACCTGTCGGTCGAAAGCCAGATCACCGACGAGTTCTACGCCGACTTCAATACCCTCGCCGCCTGATCCGATCACCTTCACTCTCAGGTCTTCGAGATTGAAGACTGAATTTCCTTAGGAAACCAGACAATGAACCTGCCGCGTAAACTCAAGGACATGGTGGTCCACGGCAACGGCGAAAGCTTCATGGGTGAATGCAAGACCTTCACCCGTCCGCCACTGGAAATGGAAGGCGAAGACTGGCGTGGCGGGGGCATGATCGCCCCCGTCAAAATCTTCACCGGCCTTCAGGCCTTGGAGGTCGAACACACCTATGGCGGCGAGATCCCGGCCCTCAATGCCACCTTTGCTGAACATGCCATCGACGCCACCCAGCTGCGCTTCACCGGTGCCTATCAGGAAGCCGCCGAGGGTCGTTACGACCATGTCGAGATCACGGTTCGTGGCCGCACTTATGCCATCGACGCTGGCGGCGACGAGGTCGGTGGAGACACCGAGGTCACCTACAAGACGGCCTGCTCTTATTACAAACAGGTCCGCAATGGCCGTGTCGAGTTCGAGATCGATACGATGAACAAGGTCTTCATCGTCCACGGCGTCGATCGCGTGGCCGAGGAGCGCCGCATCCTCGGCTTCGCCTGACCGTCCCTTCCCACTCCGCCCCCACCTAGCGAACCTTTACGATGAACGATCAAGCCGAAGTTATTGAAAACAAAGTCCACGAGACTGTCTCTGTCGATCTGGACACGCCGCTGAAACGTGGCGACCAGACGTTTAAAGCCGTTGTCCTGCGCAAGCCCAAAGGCGGTGCCCTGCGTGGTGCCAAGATTGTCGACCTGCTTAACCTCGATGTTGTTGCAGCGTCCAAGGTGGTGGCGCGCATCTCCTCACCGGTCATTACCGCACAGGAGTTCCTCGACATGGAAGCCGAGGATTGCACCGCCATCGCCGGAGAGATCGCCGCTTTTTTGTTGCAGAAGAAACAGAAGGTCGAAGCTGGCCTCGAATGATCGATGACGCCATGGCCGACATCGCCGCCGTGTTTCACTGGCCGCTGTCGGAAATGGTCGAGATGCCGGTCTCGGAAATCCTCGACTGCCGTGATCAGGCTGTCGAGCGCTGGAACCGGATGCACTCTTCTTCTGACAAAACCAAGGGACGCTGAGCCTTCCGATGTCGCGTAATCTTCGCCTGCAAATGATCCTGAGCGCTGGTGGTAATGCCACCAAGTTCCTGAAGGGCGTGCGCAACGATACCGATGCGACATCGAAAGCCCTGCGTGCTGCCCGCGAACAGGTCAACGGACTCAAAAAATCCGCCAGTAACATCGCCGACTATCGCAAGCTAACCGGAAAGCTCGGCGAAACCCGCGAAGCGCTTTCTTCAGCTCGTAATGAAGCCGCCCGTCTGGCCAAGGCCCATGCTTCAGCTGGGAATCCGACCAAACAGCTCAGCCGCGCATTGGAGGTCGCCCGCCATAAGGTCAATCAGCTTCAGCAAGCTGAACAATCTCAGGTGCGAACACTTCAGGATTTGCGGGGCAAGCTTTCCGCTGCCGGTCTATCGACCAAAAACCTCAGTGGCTCAGAAGCCAAGCTCGCCCGCGAAACCCGATCAGCCACCGATGCTATGGAGGCCCAGCGCAAGAAGCTAGAAGCACTGAACCAGCGCAAGGCTCAAATGGCTGGCGCGCGAACCCGATATGACAACATCCAATCCTTTGCAGGCGCAGCAGCAGGAGCGGGCGCATCCTCGATCGGCGCTGGCATGGCCGCAGCAGCGCCTCTTGTCGCGGCCTCCGGAGCGGCGGTCAATTTTCAGGATGCCATGCTGGATGTCAAAAAGGTTGTTGACTTCAAAACACCCCTTCAGTTCCGGCAGATGAACCGTGATGTTCTGCAATTATCTCGCGATTTAGCTCTCCCCGCTGAAGGTGTTTCACAAATTGTGGCCGCTGCTGGTCAGGCCAAAATCCCGCGTGAAGAGCTGAAAGGCTTCGCACAGGATGCGGGCCAGATGGGGGTCGCCTTTGGCACCACAGCCGAGGACGCCGGCCAGAAGATGGCCACATGGCGCACGGCCTTTGGCATGAACCAGGACGCCGTGCGCGGGCTGGCCGACCAGATCAACTATCTGGGCGATAACGGCAACGCCACGGCGCTGGCCATTTCCGATGTCGTCACACGCGTCGGGCCATTGGGTGGTGTGGCCGGTCTGGCCGCTGCCGAAGTGGCGGCGCTCGGCTCGACCATTGTCGGGATGGGTGTGGCAGAAGAAGTTGCTGCCACCGGCATCAAGAACACCATGCTGGCCCTGACCAAGGGCAAGGCCGCAACCAAGGCACAGGTCACCGCCTATAAGGCGCTCGGACTGGAAGCTGGTGCCGTCGCCAAGGCCATGCAGGCCGATGCCGGTGGCACCATTGTCGATGTTCTGGAACGGGTCAGCAAACTGTCTGCCGATGAACAGGCCTCGACCCTGACCCAGCTGTTCGGTTCTGAATCCGTAGCCGCCATTGCACCCATGCTGTCTCAGCTGGACGTGCTGAAAACTAACCTCGATGCCGTGGCCGACAGCAGCAAAACGTCCGGCTCCATGGCCGTCGAATTTGCCAACCGCATGTCCGGTGCCAAGGGGGCCATGATGCAGGCCACAGAGGGCATCAAGGGCGTGGCCATTACGGCAGGCATGGAGTTCCTGCCGGTCATTCGCGAAGTGGCTGAAAAGGTTCGCGATGCCTCGGCCCAGCTCGCCAGCTTTGCCGAAGCCCACCCCAATGTCATCAAGGTGGCTGGCGTCCTGCTCGCCATTGTGGCCGGCGCACTTCTGATCTTCGGCGGTCTGGCCTTGGCCGTCGCCGCCGTGCTTGGCCCCTTTGCCCTTCTCCAGTTCGCTCTGGCTGGATCCAGCGCCCTGTTCGCCCCTGTTATCGCCGGCCTGACCGGCATGATCGGCACCACATGGGCATGGACAGCGGCTCTGCTGGCCAACCCGATGACGTGGATCGTTCTGGCTATCGTCGCCGCGGTCGCCCTGCTCGCCGGTGGCGTGTACCTGATCTACAAGAACTGGGGCACGATTGGCCCATGGTTTGCCGGTGTGTGGGCCAAGATCAAGGAGATCGGCAGTGCCGCCATACAGGCCCTGATCTTCGTCTTCATGAACTTCTCGCCGGTCGGCATCTTGATACAGGCCTTCCAGAAGGTCTGGCCGGCGCTATCCGGTCTGGGCGAGCGTTTCAAATCCATTGGCGGCGATCTGATCAAAGGCCTGATCAACGGCCTGATGGGCGGTCTGCCCAATGTGCTGTCCACCATCGCCAATCTGGGCGGCAAGCTCGTTACCGGCCTGAAGAACAAGCTGGGCATCAGATCCCCGAGCCGTGTCTTTGCTGGACTGGGTGATGAAACCGTGGCGGGCCTTACCCAAGGTCTGAACCGCTCCAGCGGCAGTGCCGTCAGCGCCGTGGCGCGTGTCGGTGCCGGCATGACCGCCGCACTTGCCGTGGGTGCGGGCGCTTCGCCCTCGATGTCGTTCGATAGCGGCCCGCGCATTACGGCACCCGTTCCGGCCGTCGCCAGTCAGGATCACTCTCGTCCCTCGATCGGTCAGGTGGTGATCAATATCTACGCCCAGCCTGGACAGGATGAAGCGGCGCTTGCTCGACACATCAAGGCCTTGCTCGACAGCCCCGACCTGTCGACCTTTGGCGACGATCCGGAGGGGCTGGATTAGTCATGGCCCTGATGACGCTTGGCATGTTCGTCTTCGACCTGCCCACCCTCACCTATAACCAGCTTCAGCGTCGCTCCTCTTGGCGACACCCGACCAGTGACCGCGTGGGTGCACGCCCTGCTGGCCAGTTCGCCGGTGCCGATGACGATGACATCACCCTGACCGGCATGCTGGCCCCGGTCGCATTCGGCAAGGCCGACAGTCTGGATGACCTGCGCACCATGGCCGACACCGGCGAGGCCTTCCCGCTGGTCGACGGCTCGGGCCACATCTTCGGTGCCTATGCCATCACCTCGCTGGACGAAACACAGCGTTCGATCATGGACAATGGCCGGCCGCGCCTCAGTGACTTCACCCTGTCGCTCAAGCGGATGGACGATCCTCTGCCTGAAGAACCCGAACAGGTGGCCGCAACATGACCGGCCAGTATGTTCACCGTCAGGCAGCATGGGCGATCACGGTGGATGGCGTCGATATCGCCGACACTTTGCGCCCCCGTCTGATCAGTCTCGATCTGACCGAAAAGCGCGGCACCGATGCCGACGAACTGTCGCTCGTTCTCTCAGACCATGACGGTCAGCTGGCCGTACCGCGCCCTGGTGTCATCATCGCGGTTTCACTGGGCTGGAAAGACCTTGGCACCGCCAATCCGCCCCAGCTGATCGATAAGGGCCGGTACAAGGTGGACCAGCTGACACATGCTGGCACACCCGACACCCTGACCATTCGCGCCCGATCGGCCGATCTGACCCGCGCATTTCGCCAGCGCCGCGTCCAGTCCTGGACACAGACCACACTGGGTTCAATTCTTGGCGAACTGGCCGGTCGTAACGGCCTTCAGCTCAAATGCGCCGACGACAAATCCGCCGTTGAAATCGCCCATCTGGCCCAAAGCAATGAATCAGACGCAGCCCTGATTGCCCGTCTGGGCCGCATGCACGACGCTGTAGCCACCGTTAAGGCCGGCGCATTGATATTCATGGCCTGTGGCGCAGGGGAAAGCCCCGGCGGTGATCCCTTGGGCCTTGCCACCATCACCCGCAGGGATGGCGACCGGCACACATGGGAATCTGCAGAGCGCGGCTCCTATTCCGGCGTCATTGCCGAATGGCACGATCGCGCCGGTGGCCAGCGTAATAAGGTGGTGGTCGGTGACGAGGAAAATGCCAAGAAACTGGCCCGCACCTATGCCAGCGCAGCCAGCGCCCGCCGTGCCGCCGATGCCGAATACAAACGGCTGGAACGTGGTGCCGCCAAGTTCTCGCTGACCCTCGCCCACGGACGACCCGACATCTTTCCCGAAAAGACTGTCGCCGTTACCGGCTTCAAGCCTGTGATCGATGCCGCCAACTGGTTGGTGGTCGAGACTCGCCACACCCTGAACAGCACCGGACTGGGCACCAGCCTGCAGTTCGAACTGGGTGGCTCGGCAAATACGCAACGCACGTCAAACACCTGACCAATCCCCGCAAGAAACAGAGGCAAATCATTATGAAACATGATAAAAATATCGTCGGGGCGCAGTCGGGAAATAAGATGGCAAACGACACCCGTTTTGGCGGCGCAAATGCCAATCGCAGACATCAGGGTGGCAGCACCATTAAGCAGGTCTGCCCCCATTGTGGTTCCATTGCAAAGGCCCGAACTTCACGCGCCGTGACGCCACTATTCAGAGAATTGCGTTTTCAATGCACCAATGTTGATGGCGATGAAGCCTGCGGTCACACCTTCGTTTGCTCACTGGTGATCGAACGGACCATCGTGCCTTCAGCGCGCCCGAACCCGCGTATCAATTTGTCGATCGCACCAGCACGTATGAACCGCACAGCCCTGCCGTCTCCGGCAGGGTGATGATTGGGCTACTTCGCTTGATCAAAGGCTTCCTGCAATTCAGGTAACATCAGTTTGGATTGAGTTGCAGCAGCTAGGAAATCAAAGGTGCATTTTGTCGATAGCCCACCCCCTCTTTCCAGCTTGTCTTCAGTGTCTTCCATAACTGATGGGCGGACATCTCCATCGAGCACCGTTTGAAGCTGCTTCAAGGCTTCGCGTTTCAGATAAATAGCTGTGTTACAGGTATCCAAAGCATCTTTAAGGGCCGTTTTGGCATCCCCTTTGGCGCTTTTGGGAACTCTAATTTTCCCCATGTCCAACCAAGCTGCCTCGCATGCCTCAGCTGCCGACTTCGTCGGCCCGTAAGCGGTGTAAACATCGCCGCTTTCAAGTGCCGTTCCTGCCGCCGTCAGCGGACCATCACATCTTGCCATGTGGTTTTTGACGCTCGTCCAAATCACTTCGAACTCTTCCTGCGTCACGCCGTCGCGAACTGGCGTTTTTGTTTCAGTCTCGTCGACAGCGGCCTGAACTGAACTGCCTTCAGGGACAGGTGGAAGCATTGATCCTCCCCAACCTATGGCGAAGAAGGACCCAACCATCATCAGAAGCCCATAACGGCGCTTTTTTATCTTCATCCAAGCTTGCGGCTTGATGAGATTGACGATCCCTAAGGCAAAGCAAGCCAGTGCCGCGAATACAATAATACCGCCTAGCGTTTCCATATCAATCCTCCGGTGCGAACAGCGTTATTGCATTGGTCTTGTTCTCGCCCTAATTCAATATAGCCAAGCTTTTAATCGGTCGCTGCCCGCCCCGCCCGCGCGCCCGTCCCTCCTTTTGCCCCAGACCTAACGGTGCCTATGGCCCGCTACGTCTGAACCAAGCGATTGCATCGCCAGCTTCAAGCGCTACGCCCGCCCCCACGCGCGCGAAAATCGAAACCCCTCACCCTTCGCAGAGCCAGCCACGCTGGCCCCATACACAATCGGCCGCCGTGCTTCGCGCGGCAGCCTGTGGGCGTCAAAGGACAGGCGGAGCCTGTCCGCCCTGCGGTTTCTGTTGGAAACACCCCGTCTGCATCATCGATCGGGGATTTAAGTGGTCGTCCGACCAGGACGACGCCTTCTATCTTCTATCAAAGCGGTCTCGCGACCAGCGAGACGCATTAGATAAAAGATATCAGGAGGGATTCTCGACCCTCAGGTGATTCACGTTCCTTCCAGATCGGACGGGTCGTTTTTAGCGCTATCCAGTGCGATCAGGGTGCCGAGGGTATCGAACTGGGCCAGCATAGCCGCCCTGCCCGCCTTCTGCTGGGCCTCCAGCCGCTGCGCCTTGGCAGTCATGGGCAACGCTCCGCAAACGGATGATGCCGCTCCACGCGCCGCTTTCGGGCGTCTGCGGATGATCTTGCTTATGGCCTCCCACGCCTTGGTCGGCGTCATCAGGGCATAGGCATTCGAGATCTGTTTGACCTGCGGGCCGCGACGCCCCCTCAGACCGCTTTCCACATAGCGCCGCTGCCATCGCAAAAAGCCATGCTCCTTCAGCTGGCTCTTCCACGCATGGATGACCTTGGCCGGTACGTTCAGCTTCTCGGCCAGCCATCCCACGCTGGGCTCCAGTCGCCCTCGCCCGCGCACCGCCATATTGATCATCAGTCGGTACATCTCGACCGCACCTGACGATATGGTGCCCTTTGCGCCCCAGCGTTGGCCGGGCTGGCGCAGCTTCTCGCGATAGACCGTCAAGGCCAGCAGCATATCTTTGCCATGCTCGAGGCTGATGGACTGCCACCGCTCGCTACCAGCCCAGCGGCTTTCACGGCGAACCCGCTGATATGTGCGGCGATGCTCGGGGGTCTTGAATGTCTGGGCGGGGGCAATGCTCACTTCGCGCCCTCCATGCCCGCACGGATGCTGCGCACATGGGCTTCCACCCGCTGCAGCTCCGGCTCGATGTCGCGCTTCTCGTGTTCGGTATAGATACCGTCCGCGCCCGCCTTGCGGATCAGGGACTGCGCCCGCGCCATCGTCTCGGAGGCTTCACACGCCTCGCTGATCGCGCACTCGGCTTCGCTGGGGGCCGGCCCCACATTGGCAAGAGCCTGACTATAGATCGGCTCGCCGCACTCCAGCTCCAGCAGGTGCAGCGCCCCGATCGGCATCGTCTTGCCGCCCTCGGATGATCGGCACCCGTACATGGCCGTGCGGCCCATGGCGAAGGGCGTATTCTCAAGCAGGGTCACACAACGGTCTGCGCCCCCACAGGCATCCTGCAGGGCGCGCGCCAGATAGGCGTGTTGGCGAATGTTCAAGTGGATTCTCGATCTTCGAATCCGCGTGACGTTGTTTGGTCACAGGCCGCACAAAGGCATTCGCTGTGGCGCAATCCGGCCCAGCGTTGGCAAAAGGCATTCCGATGACCGTGGCGATACACACGGAAAGGGTCAGCGCTTTGGGCGTAGAGAGAGCGGCGCAGGCAGCTGTCAGCCGACTGGCGAAATCTGTGTCACCCCGACGAATGGGGCCGGACGACAAACAGCATCAGGGGGCATGCCCCGCTGGCTCGTATCCCGATGTAGGGGGGATGCAGGGTTCATCCCTGCGCGGCGCAATCACGCTCGCGGTCCAGCGCAAGCTGCCTCAGCAGTCGGCGGATCAGGTTTTGCAAAACACCGATCATCAATCAGCGTCGTGCGAAATGGGTTGCCCGCCGGAACAGGGTTCGAGGGGGGCGGATGGCCCCGTTCCGGCAGGCATCGACGTTAGGGGGACGCCGATCTCTTCACAGTACGGGGAGACATGCCCGCCTGTGGATAACTTGTCAGATTTCAACGCACTGGCGAGTTCTTCCAACTCGACAGCAGAGAGGCCAACAACCTCCATAACCGGCTGGAGGAGCATCAACTCCAATTCAGACGGGCATATCTCCAGCGCAGCGCCCTCTGCCTTAAGGCAGCACCCTGCATCAGACAGGCACGCCTGCCATCCGCAATCATCGCAATACGCAACACCCCCCGCACTCATGTCTAGGGAGCCAGTGCAGAGATGACGCGCACGTCATGCAGGTCAGGGCGCAGGGCTGCGACAGGCACTTCACCGGATGTCAGGCGGTCGATGGCGATGGCGATGTCGGTTGTGACTCCGACGCCTTTTTCGATACGGGAAACCTGACCCTTGGAACGGATTCCTAGCCGCGATCCCAGATCCCCTTGCGACCAGCCTCTTGATAGGCGCCATGTGCGAAGCTTCGACATGACCGGAAGTTTGGATATTCCAAACTTTGAGTCAAGCACAAAGGTTTGGATTCATCACGGCGAACTAAAATCGCCTTACACGCAAAGTGTAATCGTGGAAACGAATCGAGCTGACTGGTTTTTAAAAGAGTGGGTAATCCACTTCGACAAGCGACAGGCTTCGCTTGTCAACGAACTAGGCTGGAACAAGCAAAAAGCCAGTTACCTCTGGAATGGCAAGCAGGCCTATAATCGCGACCATATCAAAGAGATTTCAGAATGGCTTGGCATCGAGCCTTTTGAACTCTTAATGCCTCCCGCTGAAGCCCTACGGATTAGGCAATTTCGCGATGCCGCTATCGCAATCGCTCAAGCTCACAAACCAGCTCCCACATCGAAGTAGATTGGCTGATTTCGCTTATCTCTGAAAGTGCGTGCGTGACATCAGACATTCAAAAATTAAGTGCTTGCTCTGCGCAACAATCCGGAGATTGACATGCTAGATGGTACAAGATTTCTTGGTTTAAGCACTGTTTTGATGTGCTTGGTACTGTCTCAAGCGGGTTGCAGCAAAGAAGAAATGGCTGCCAAAAACCTAGAACGAGCTTCGATAGAGCGCCTTAAAAACACCCTCAAAGATCCTGACTCAGCCAAGTTTCAAAATGTACGAGTGATCGATCAAAAAGGCGGTGCCCAGGTAGTTTGCGGTGAAGTTAACGCCAAAAACTCCTTTGGTGGATACACCGGTTTTCAAGATTTTTATGTGTCTTTAAACGGCGTCGAAATCATTGAAGATTTTGATGCAGACTACACAAATTATTGCATTTCCGCGGGCTATACAGTCGAAGAAGTCAAAGCCAGAACTGAAGCGATTTTGGCAGACACGCGTAGAATTTCTGGTGCTAGCAATAAACCGTAACCACGGTTTCAATTTCTGAAAGTTTGAATAATTCAAACTTTGTGTTGACTATTAAGTTTGAGATATCCAAACTTCCCCCTGTCGTTGAACGGGGGGACCAATGCCCGCATTTCCAAATCAAATTCACAAGCGCGGCTTTGCCAGCCTGTCGCCCGAACGCCGCGCAGAGATCGCCCGCAAGGGCGGTGGCTCTGTGCCCGCTGAGAAGCGTTCGTTTTCGCAGAACCGCACTCTGGCCCGCACTGCCGGCGCTAAAGGTGGCTCGGCCAAGAAGGCCCAGCCCGAATGAGCGGCCACCCAATCTCGAATGAGGCCGCGTTCGATAATCCGGACGTGATGACTGCCGCCGCCCAAGGCCGCCTTCGCACCATCGTCGAGCGCATCGAGCGCCTCGAAGAGGACAAGAAGGCCGTCATGGAGGACATGAAAGAGGTCTTCGCCGAGGCCAAGGGCGAAGGCTACGACGTCAAAGTCCTGCGCAAGGTCATCCGCATGCGAAAACAGGACAAGGCCAAGCGACAGGAAGAGGAAGCCATCCTCGATCTGTACCTGTCGGCCTTGGGTGAGCTGTGACCATGGCCCACCCGCAAAAGCGCATCATCGGCAGTGAAGCCCTGAATGCCCACCGCCCTGCCCTTCAGGTCCGTTTCCTACCCCGCCGCCGCTCTGTGCCCGTCTGGGCTTGGATCGTGCTGGCCGCTGTCGCTGTCATTCTCGGCGCGTGGATCGATGCCGTGATCGAGATGCCTGTGTTCGGCGCGATCTTCGCCTTCATCGCTTGGCGCGTCTGGAGGGCCGCGTGACCCGCAACCGTAAACGCGTACTCGTCGCCATCATTGCCGCTGCCATTCTGTACGGCGCGGCCACCTATCTGTTCCGGAGCTGCTGCTGATGGGAAACAAGTCCCTCGATATCGAGATCGGCCGCCGCCTGCGCCAAGCCCGCATGGCCAAAGGTCTGACCCAAAAGGAAATGGCCGCAGCCATCGGCCTGTCGCATCAGTCCATCCAGAAATACGAGAACGGTGAGAGCCGTCTTTCGCTGTCCACGCTTGCCTTGCTTCGTCACCAGCTGGGCATCGAAGCCGCCGACCTGCTGCCCGCCATCCGCGCCGATGGCACCGCTGTCGCCGACCCTCTGGCCAGCATGGCCCAATCCATCACCGGTGTGCGCCTCGCCAACCTGTTTGGCCGCATGCGCCCCGATCAACAACAATCCCTGTTGAACGTGGCCAAGGCCATCGTTCCAGACGCTGTGAGCGCCACATGACCGCCAAGATCACCAACAAACGCAGCCTTGCCAAGATGCGTACCCGCCAGCGCGTCATGGACGCCGCCCGCACGGTCTGGACCGCACCGGGCAGCTTCAACAGCAACGGCACCATCCGCGACATTGCTAAGAAGGCAGGCCTATCGACAGGTGCCATCTTCGCCAACTTCGACAGCAAGGAAGACCTGTGGCTGGCGGTGTTCGAATGCCCAGCCCCGATCGACAGCGCCCTGACCCGTGCCGCGCACGAAATGCGCCGCGTCCTTCAGAACTTGATCGAGCAACGCCCCGAGGTCATCGGCACCCTGCCCGCTCCGATCGCACAGGACTGGATCGATGCCGAACGCATCATCGAGCAGCTGAAGGACCACGAACTGGCCAGCCAGCCGCCCGCACAGGAGCAACTGGCCGCATGACCTTTGATCCTTGCGACAAACCCGTCCTGCTGGACCGTAACCCGCGCTTACTCGTCTGGGCGCGATGGTTCCTCGCTGCTGGCTACAGCATCCGCACCGTCGCCGACCTCTTCGACTGCGACCCCCACGAACTGAACATGGGACTGAAGGCATGACCCAAGCCCTGATCAATCCGCTCTGGATGGTTCATGTCATCGGCCCAGACGATGTTCATCCTGCACCCGATTTCGATACGGCCGTACAATGGTGCGCTGAACAGAACGCCTTCTTTGGCCCTGTCAGCGCAGCAGGCGGTATCACCCTCAAGTTCGTGCCTGCCCTTTGGGAAGGCACACCAGAGGACCACGCTGCAGGCCTACCCGCAGCAATCGCTATGTGGACGCGCTCATGAACAAGCGCACTCGCTCCATATCCATGACGCTACAAGCTGGCTGCACAGTCTGTCACGGTGACAAGGTTCACTGGCTAGGCCGTAACGCCCAAGCTGTCGCCGCCCGTCATCACGACAAGACCGGCCACCGCACATGGGTCATTTCTGAATCCCGCATCACCTATGGGGAGCGTGAACAACACCCCGACCTCTTCGCTGGAGCCGCGGCATGCTGATCATCTTGCGACAGGAGCTGGCCGATCGCGCCTGCGCTGCCATCGAGGACACGCGGGCCATCACTCTTCAGGCCAGCCTCGGCCTATCCCCCGCCGCCGCATGGATGCTGGCTCAAATGGAAGTCGACCGCGACGGCGTCGATGCGAAGGATTTCCCGCACGACGACGCCTTCGTGAAGTTTCCCTTCCTTCGCCAGTCCCCGCTGATGGCCCGTCTAGTCAAACAGATCCACGACGCCATCGGCACCGACAGCACCCTCACCGAAAACGGCCTGATCCGCCTAACCCCTCTGGGCCGCCTACGCATCCGCACCGCCATAGGAGAACCGGTACTGTGATCGACATAAATGCCCTTCCTCCTCGAATAGCATTGCCAGATGTGTTGGAGCTGGCGGGTTATGGGAGAACCACCCTGCGCAAACGGCAAAAAGCAGGGCGAATGCCACTTGAAATAGATCGTGGCGGACGTGGCGGGATTTTTGACCGTGACGCCGTACTTTGTGCACTTGGATTAAAAGACGATGGCCGACAAGAAGAACACAACCCATGGGAGTTCGATGACGCGGCGTTCGACAAAGCGTTCTCTAGGCCCCTACGTAGTTCTAAAAAAGCGCGCGGGCGGAAAGGCTAGGGCTTACTTTCAGGTGCCTGCACGTCTTCGACCTGAAGGTTGGGCACCGGCCATCCCTATCGGTCGTCAGTTTGAACTAACCGACGACATCGATGCGCTTCCGAATGAAGTTTACGGAAGCCTTCTAGTCGAAGGGGCACAATTATTCGAACGCTTCGATTCGATGCGGAATGGCGGCCCGAAAAAAGCTGACACCAAAAGCCTGCTTACTCTGGTGCGAAACTGGCAAAAATCTAGCCGCTGGCACGATCTGTCACCCAAGACGCGAGAGGGTTACGGATACTCGATTGATAAGATTCTGACGTGGTCAGAGATCATGGGCCATCCTGATCCCACTCTACTGACACGGGCTGGTGTCGAAAAATTCCTGTCCAAGTTCAATGACCGCCCCACAACCAAACGGCAAACCCACAAAGCACTGCGCCTCGTCATGGATCAGGCGATTGCCGCTGGATGGCGGACGGACAATCCCTGCGCGGGAATCACCATCAAGGTTCCAAAGACCAAGGCGGTCATTTGGGAACAAGCCGACGTAGATCTCTATGTCTCCATCGCACGCGAACAGGGGATGGAATCAATCGCACTGATTATCCTGCTCGAGTGGGAGATCGGCCAGCGCCTGACAGACGTTCGGCAGTTTCGACCTGGTGCAGAATACAACGCTCAGACAGGTGTGTTCGCCTTCAAGCAATCCAAAACGGATGAACCAGTCGCTATCGAGATCAGCTCGACGCTGCGCGAAATGCTCAAAGGCATCGCAGACGACCAGATGTTTCTTTTCCGAAACGAGAGGACTGGCAAAGCCTACACAGAGAATCGTCTCAGCCAATCGTTCCGCTGGATTCGCGTCGCAGCGATTAAGGCTGGAGGCCGTGAACTGAAGCTAAGACAGCTCAGACATTCCTGCGTCGTCCAGCTTGCAAGAGCACAATGCACCGTGCCCGAGATTGCAGCCATCACAGGTCACTCTCTTGGCTCGGTCAACTCGATTTTGTCGACCTATTTGCCACGCGATTCGATGGTCGCCCGCAATGCCCAGATCAAGCGCGGATTGATCGATGCGACCCCTGCATTTCAGAACAAAACAGCAAAGAAAGTTGGATGA